TGCAACTCTATCAAGCAGGTATCATAGACCAAGTTGAGGTCTTAGAACAGACTGAAGTTGCAGATACTGAAGGCGTACTAGAAAGAGTGTCCGTTATATCGCAACAACAGCAGACCATACAGGCACTTCAAGAAGAATTGAAAAGAATTAAGGGAGACCTTCAAACATCTGAACGAGAAAGCGTTCACGATAAAAAGAGGGTTGAGATTGAAAAGTTTAAACGTCAGTTGGGTAGATCGAGTGATAAGACCGCTAAAGCAGTGGAACTCTTTGAAGCTCGTTTAGGTGACCAACTGAGCATGGAACGGGAAACGGAAGCTGAACCAGAAACACCGGTTGCTGTCGGATAGACAAATCGGATAAGGAAATAGCATGGAAGAACAAGTACAAGACATCGTTGCTGAGGAAACTACAAACGATGGTGCAGTTGATCAAACTGACGTATTAGAGCCATTTGATCCCACTTTTGACCCAGATAGTGGAATGTTCATGGCAGACAACGTGGCACAAGAGCCACAAGTAGCAGAACAACCTAAGGAAACCCCTCAGGAAGAACGCTTCGAATATTGGCAAAGTAAATATGACCAACAGGCGAGTGAGTACAACAGAATGCAAGATAAACTAAAGGAATATGAAAATGTGGCGCCTATTGCAAAGCACATTGAAGACAATCCTTGGATTCTTGACAATGTTGCACAATCACTCTCTGGTAACACCCCCGAGGTTGCCGGCAACACCGAATCAAGGGGCTTACCAAAGAAACCGGAACGTCCTAGTAAGCCAAGTAACTATGACCCATCAGAAGCCTACATGGATCCTGAGTCTGCGAGTTTCAAGTACCGTGACTCTTTAGATAATTACCGTGAAGACTTGGTTTCGTACCAAGAGAACATGGAGTCTTATCGTGAAGAGCAACAGAACAAGCAGTATGAAGCTCAACAAAGACAACAACAGGAAGCAATGGCTGTACAACAACAAGAAGCAATGGCGAGAAACCTACAAGAGAGCTATGGATATACCTCCGATAGAGCCACAGAGTTCATCAAGTATTATTCATCTCCTGACAGTATCTCACTTGAAAATCTAGTTGCCTTGGACAGACTTAGAAATGCTCCAAGTAGTGCGGAGGTGGAAACAAGGCAGAAAGCTGAGATGATGAAGAATCGTCAGAATAGGGTAAATATCCCTCCTCCGGCAAGTGTCGGTGGTGGTGAGAATCAACCTCAATATTCAGATGAAGACTTATTTAATCTTGGTTTGATGCAGAATAAAAGAAATGGTTAATTAATTAGACCTAATGGTCTAGGAGGACAATAAAATGGCAAGTAACGCCAAAAATCTGCATAACAACCTCACTTCAAGTGGAGTTTTATACGCAGACAGACGAGATTTCTATATCCGTCCAAACGTAGTTAAAGAGCTATGGACTGATGTTGCGCCTTTTACAACTGTTATCGCCAATCAAAACACTATGTCTGGAATGGCTGACCCACAGTTTAAAATGTTTGAACATCGTAACCCATGGGCTAAACAATATTTTCAAACCTCTACAAGTGCAGAGTTATTAGCTGATAATAATGCTGATACATGGGCGGTTACTGCTAGTTCCCCTGTAGGAATGGAAGGTGAAGGTGGCAATTACGCTTACAATAGTTGGATAGGACTTCAGTGCGAGGTATGGACTGCTCTGACTCCTGGCTCAACTAAAAGAGGTGTAGTGCTTATTACTGCAGTTGCTGGAAGTGGTTCTAGTGCAAATATCAGTGTAAAAAACATGGGTGACACAGCTTTTACTCCTGTAAGTGGTGACTATCTAGTAGTTGTTGGTAACGCTCACGGTGAAGGTACAGTGGCTGCAACCGCTTGGAGTGATGAATTGTCAGTTGTCTACAACCAATGTCAGATATTTAAGACACCATTACAGATCACAGGCACAGTTCTTCAAGCTGCCTTACGTGGTGAATCATCTGAATTGGCTAGGCTTCGTGACCAGAAATCACAAGAGCATAAGATTCAAAAAGAAAGAGCTTTCTTGTTTGGTCGCTCACCGATCAATACAAGTGGTGGCTTTGATGATAATTCATTATCTGATGCAAATAGTAATGTAGTTCGCTCAACAATGGGTATCATACCTGCAATTGAGAAGCATGGAACCACATCTGGTGATGATCAAAATGATTTTACCATAACAGAAGCTAGTTATTCATATGGCGATTTTGTGGACGATATGGAAAAAGTGTTCCAATACGTTCCTGAAGCCGGTGTGAAACGTGCTTTCTGTGGAATGGGTGCAATGAGTTATTGGTCTAAGATGTCTGGAGCATCTGGTCTTGCAGGTAATTCAGGTTGGACAGTTAATTTGGATGACATGAAGCGTGATACACTAGGGTTCAATTATAGAACCTTGGAAACACCTCATGGTGCATTGCAATTGATTCCAACACCAGTCTTACGCCAAGCGTATAATAAAACTATGCTTGTTGTCTCTGATGAGAATCTGTTCCATGCTCAGTACAGAGCGCCAAAGTTCCAAGCGAATATCTTAACAGATGATGCTTACGATGGTGTCAAGGATCAGTATATGTCTGATGAAGGCATTGGTGTCACGCTAATTGAGAGTCATAAACTATTCCAAATATCATAAGGGAGGTTAATTATGGCTAGACCTTATTTAGGTGGAACAAACGCTGGAATTAAATCACTGACCGCTAGTGCAACTCTTGCAGATGCAGATAGTGGAAAAGTGATTTTGTTTACACCGCCTTCAAGTGCGGGTGCTTTGGTAGTGACTTTACCAGCAGTTTCTAATGTTGGATTGGAATTTACAATTATACAGAAAAGTGCTTATGACACTGCTGTGTGTAAAATTCTATCCGCTGAAGGGAATAACCTTGTTGGAAATATAGATGCGCAAACTGGAGCTGGTGACAATGCTGCCGCTACTGATGATTTTATTCAGTTCGGTTCAGCAACGGTTGCTGGTGACTTTGTGAAGCTAATATCTGATGGTAGTAAATGGTATGTCGTTGGAAGTTGCTCTAAAGTAACTACAAACGGAATGGCGTTTGGCGCAAGTTAAAACAAATAACGATGGGGGAGTTTCGGCTCCCCCAGAGTTGTAAGGAATTATGACACAAACACAATTGATAGAACTGGTAAAACAACATCACCCTGAACTGGGGGAGGCTCAGATACGTATATATTTGAATCGTGCCTTGGATGAGTTCTGTCGAAAGACTAGAATTTTAAAAACATTGTATACCTTTAATACTGTTGCTGATAAACGCTATTACAACCTTGATAGTAACATATTGGAGGTAACACGGGTGGATTATGACAATTATCAAATACCTAGATTAGGTAGCCCTCCCGAAAAGATAGATACGGATATATAATGGCTGATGACGCTAGAACAAATGCATTGAAACACGCTTATTGGATAGAGCGAGATGCCATAGCCATTGTAAAGAATTCAGCTACGGATAAAACAACCAATCACGTTTCTGTTTCTGAGGTAAAACAAATCAATATTCATGCAGTCAAGCTTGATGATGATTTTGTAGCATCGGGTAGCGGTACAGATATGACCGAATCTCCGAACATTCCGGCTGAGTTTCATGACGCATTGGCGAATTTTGCCATAGCGAAAGGTTATGAGTTAAAACCAGAGCTTATCAGACAAGCTGGATATTTTAGAAGTTTATTTAATGATGACGTAAGGGAAGGAAAGCGATATGCGAATAAAGGTCGTGATGGTACAGCATATAATATCATCCCCCAGGATTATTAATGCCTGTATATATTGAAATAACTCAAACTAACGGAGGGAAAGTATCAAGTGCAAGTGGTTCAACTAATGGATCCACAAGCGTTGTTTTATTAAATTCATCGTTACTTCCTTCTTCTGGGAAAATTGTTTTTAAAGATGATAATGGAAATTTGCAAAAATTGACCTTTACTGCAAATAATACATCAACAAATACATTAACTATAGATGCCAGTACATGGCTTTCAACGGGAAAATTATTACACCCTACAAAATTATATGAAGACACTTATCATGTGCCTATGGCAGATGTGGTTACAACTGAAAGGTTAATAACAGACTAATGGTCTCTTTTCAAAGACAAATAGAAGATATGATAGGTACAATTGACTTCAATGATGATGATTTCATAAGTCAATCCATACAAGATGTGGGAGCAGAAATAATAAGCGTGACTCCTATTAAAAAATTAATGAAAATTGCAAAAACGGCCAGTATATCCAGTAGTGGATTAGCAATAGCATCCAAAAAGATACTATCTGTTGAGAAAAGCGATTATATCGCTAGGGAAATACCAGCATCAGATAAGGCAAGATATAAATCTAGTAATAGTATTTACTCAAGTAGCGATACAGATCCTGTGTTCTACACAGAAAGTCAAAGTGTATTTATTATAGGTAATGCATCTTCTAATGAAACATCTGGAACGCTTCACTTTGTTCCATTAATACCAACTCACGATGGAGATAACTCAATTGTTTATAATTCAAGCTCTATTGAGCATTTTCCAAAAGAGGCAGTTCATATTATTGTCTTAGGAGCTGCGGCTAAATGCTTACAACAATCACTATCGTTAAAAAATGAAAAGTTAAAAGTTTATGTGCAGACAGATGAAGACTCTGAATTAGCACAAGCTGTTTCTCTTGAGATACAAGCTATTCAGGCACAATTAACTTTACTAGAGGGAAAATATGCAAATAGTCTAAAGGCTTTTGTAGAATCAAATTAATCAATATGCCCATGAGAATAGTCAAGCTCGGTAAGGCATAAAAGGAGGAAACAAGATGGCTGGAGGAAAACAAAAGTATACAGTATTAGAGGCTAGTAATATCGGAGCTGGGCAAGTTGGATCCATGTTTATAGATACAACTGCAGCAGCTAGTCCCCCAACGGATTCCGTATTTGTTGCGATTACATTTTTAGAAGATTCTGTATTTGATGCAAGTGGTGGTCTGGTAGCAGAAGATGCAGATATGTATCCTAGCACACAAGCAGCGGCACATGATGAATCAGATGGTTCTGAAACAACAACACAAGGATCAGGCGGTGCTCAAATAGACGCAAGTAATACATTCCCACAAGGTCTTACTATTTTTGGACGATGGACAGAAATAGATCTTACTTCTGGAATGGTTATAGCGTATATAGGTTAATATGAAATTAGGAATATCAGTATCTATTGCAAGTATCGCAACTGCAACTGCGGCTATAGCAGGTAAAGTTCGAGATTTATGGGGCAGTGTTACTGATTTCTGGCAAAACGAACACCGTAAATGGGAAGATATAATATAAAGGATTTATTATGGCAAGTTTAACAGGATCAACAATAGCGAGTAGTTATACCTCGCTTTTAAAATTAAGTGGTAA